GCTACATCAGATACTAGTCTTATTTCTTGCATCATCATTTCCATTTCACCCATTAACATTTCAATTTCTGTTTGTAAAAGTTCTGTCTTACTAGACATTTCTTCTTTTGTTAGCGCAATGTTCTTATCAAATTCAGATAGATCTGGTGCTACATAGTTCTGTATCTGTTCTTTCATGTTAAGGTAGTCCTTATAGAATTCAAATCCACCCCATAATGCACCACCAGCTGTGGTTAAAGCCGTAAGTATGACAAATATCTTGCCACCTCTAAATTTTATACCACCTACTTCTACTTCTGCCATTGAGAATCCACCATGTCATTCATTAATCCATCGCTGCCTGCAAATAACAAATAAGCTGCAATGTTATTATCTGATATGGTTGTATCAGGTAATGTTATATCTGTAAAGAACCCAGCACGGTCACTTAATGCCTGCTGGGTTTCAAAAAATGTCTTTGTATTACCAAGAACTTGCATGACTATAAGGGTTTTTGTTTGATTTGCTGAGTCATATTTACCCTTATCTCCCATTTTTTTAACAATTTTTTTAGCAGCTTTCTCTTTTTGCTGTTGTTTTTTAATGGGTTTTTCTACAGGCTTCTCCTTGTCTTCAGCCTTATCTTCTGATTCATCCATATCGTCTTCGCTTCCTTCATCCTCAGAAGTCTCTGATGGGCTTTCTTCAGCCTCTGGCTCCTCCGCCACATCTTCACTAGGTTCTTCTGCAGGTTCTTCAGTTTCTTCAACAGGTTCATCATTGTTTGTTTCCTCCATTTCAGGTTCAGCTTCTGGTTCAGGCTCAGTCATAGATTCTTCCATCTCCGGTTCTGTTTCAGTTGCTGTTTCAGGTTCCATCTCCGGTTCAGGCATATCCATCTCCGGTTCTGGCATGTCCATATCTAATTCTGCCACTTCCATTTCTGGTTCAGGCATATCCATATCTGGCATGTCAATATCCATTTCCATCTCTAATTCCATTTCTAATTCTATTTCCATACTAGCCATATCCATTTCCATTTCAGGCATGTCTATGTCAAAATCCATTTCGAAGTCCATTTCAAAATCCATCTCGAAGTCCATTTCCATTTCATATTCAACAGTTTCATATGACATTTCCATATCTGGTTCTTCAAATTCTGGTTCAAAATACATATCATCACCTGGTGCTTCTACAACATCATTATGTTCAAATATATTTTCAACAATATCAATTACTTCTGTCTCTGTGCTGCCACCGTATGCTACCCACATTTCAACACTAAGTATATGTTCTGTTACTATTGTATTAACCACGTTGTATAATACATTTATTTGTACATCATCAAATAGCGGTCCAATTGCCAGGTTGATATCACGTCCACCTACCTCCACAATTATTTTTGTTATTGTACCTGCAAAATCAAATCCACCTGAGTATTCTTGAAATCCACTTGACACACCAGACTCTGATAGTATGTCTGTGCCACTAAATATAGATGTGTTTCCATCTTTACCTGTAATATGCATATAGATACGATCTTGCGCATCACGTTTATCTACTTTAATTGTGTAATTTGTTCTCCCTCCGTTCTCTATATCTAATTCTGAAATATCAATTGTATTAATAAATGTTGTGCCCATTCCTGATACACCCATTGTTGATGTACTGTTGCCACTGCCTGTTATTTGTGCACATTTATCTGCTCCAAGATTGTAGCAGCTGTTACCGGATGGCATGTTTGCTGGACCTTGGCCACCCCAGTCAATATCCATGTCCCCTTCATATTTTGATGTAACATAATCATTGTCACCATCTAAAATGTCACCTGAATCAGGGTTTGTTGTAGTTACTGTTGTGGTTGTAGTTGTAGTTTCTGTTGTGACTGTATAGCCGTCAGCTTCGTATTCAATTGTTTCTACTTCATCTATGACAATTGTTTCTTCAACGCCTGGAGTACATAAACCGGTTGAAGTAACAGGGCATTCGGCTCTAAGGGAAGAAGGCCACGACGCCAGAATGCATAGCCATACCAAATAAAATAAATTTCGCAAGTTTTTGTCCATCCGTTAATCCAGTTGTTTGTTGTTCTTTTTGTTCAATTTCTATTTTCTTATATACTAATGATCCTTCAGGGACCATGTCAGGGTTTTCTTCCCATCCTTTTCGTGCATCCTCTCCTATAGCACCCATGTAAGGGCAATACGTTCCTGCCATGTGCATGGCATCAAATACTCTTGGATCAGCACAAAGCGTTGACACTGCAGCCACTTTCATGCCCATTGAGTATAAAGATCTTGATAATTTTATTCTTTCACAGTTTTCATCAGTGATTGTGATTCCCGTCGCTACACCTAGTATCTGGGTTTGGACGGCAGTCGACGCCGCAGTCTTACATATATCTGAGTTATTAACCACTACTGATGGTGCATTTGCGGTAGGTACAGATTTATCCGTTACAACCGTCGAGCTCACCGTGTTCGTATCAGCAGCTATAATTGGTTTAGCCCACATAGAGACTAGTATTAGAATGACTGTTATTGCTATTATTTTTAGCCAAAATTTCATTTATGCGCCTGTTTTATTTAACCCTTTTATAGGAAAAGCCTCAAATGGTAAACAAAAAGCATCTGTAACAAGAGCATCCTTGTATTCCTGAGGTTTAGATTCATAATAATTAAGGTAATTAGCCACTGAATCTAGACATTCCATTTCTGTATTATATAATAATGCATTATATTTTACTGATGGCATATTTGGTGAAGACACCAGCATTAGCATAAGCCATATAGTTTTCATTTTTGTTCCTTGAGCTCATAAAAAAAGCTCGAATCATCACCAGCTGTCCATTTAGTTTTATCTTCAACTGAGTAATATTTTGTTGATACTTTGAAATCAGGCTGCGATGGTTTGGAAGGCGTTAAAGATTTATCATAAAATAATACTCTGTTATTAGGTTGGGCAGCAAAATGCCCATTATCTAATTCTAGTATATTAAACGATTTGTGCTCCTCTGGGACCTCTGAGTAATTTACATTTAGGATATTTGTATCCGCATGGCAACTATCAATCGTAAATAAGTATTTACCATAATACCATTTCTTTGATGGTGCAAGATATTTACACTTCATCGAGCCCATATAAGATTTATTTATTACTGCAATGTGGTAGCTAAATGCATCCCACAATTCTAGTTCTTCTAATTCGAGATTATCTTTAATATCAGGAGAATTAACAAAAGCACTGATAGGGAGCTTATCGTATAAAGCACCATATTCCGGCAGATACGTTTCAAAGTAAAGTGCTCTACCTTCAAGTGACTTAACAGATATCCAAACACCTTCTACAAGTTCTCCATGTCCTTTTTCGTGATCATATAAATATTCCTTCTTAACGTATACCTTAACTGGAGGTAGATTTGCTACTAGAAATGCCATTTCCTCTTAAATATGTTTTGTGAGGTTTATATTTTAACCATTTTAATAGCTTTTTCCAGTATTTTCGCATGTTTCCTTAAATGGGACCTTAGCACTACGAATGAGTGCTAAAGTCCACCGAGATGAAATGAAGTTGAGAACTTTATAAGTACATTATCCACAGGAAATATGCAAGAAAAAAATGCTTGACACGATTTTCAGCATTTTGGGGTTAAATAAATGTTCATATTGACACGATTTGTCCTTGTTTTGTTCATAATGATGTGGTATAATTAGTCATACAAAAGAAGAGTATGTCAATTGCAAGTGACATATCCTCCTGGCTGAACAACAATAACCGAGTTGTAAGGCATGCGACACCGATCACAATGTCCCAATGGATTAGGGGTTGGAGTTTCAGTACTGAAGTACTAGTTAACATTGAAAAGTGTTGATTGGTCGGGAAAAGGTTGAGGGTGACCACAAGATAATCCCTCGGAGGCTTTTGTATTATGAGATTGAGATGATAGAGAAATTATTAAATATGTTAAGTATTAAAAGATTTGAAGAGTGGATTAATAAATCCAAAAAAGGTGATAAGGTTACTTATTACCGTGGATATATTATGGCACCACATTTACAGAAGTTTTCACCTACAACAGATGAGCGTAGAGTTAATAGTTTAAAGAATCGTGTTCAAAATGCTTACAATCACAATCTCGTTACACTAGTGCAAAGAAGGCACGGTGATCTTGATTATGAATATATAGCAGTGAGGATATAATGTGGTTAATATTATTACCTATTAAACTATTATTATTTTTATTAGTTTGTAGATTTGTTTTAGAAATACTGGTTGGCATATGAGCGCATTTGATGACTGGGTAATGGACCACTATGAAAAAATGTGGGAAGAACAAGAGGAGGAAGAATGGTAGAATATTTTTTATTTGGAATGTTTTTAGGCGCACTGTGCGCTATATTTTTTTATATGGGATGGAAAATGGGAATAGACAATTATTTAAAACGTGCACGTGAGCATGTTAAAAAATATGGCGATAAGTTATGGTAAACACACCAGAGGAAAAGAAATACATAGCCGAGCGTGATAAATTAAGAAAAGAACAACCACGTAAATGGGATCATATTCAAAAGGAACGTGATAAAATACGCGAGAAGAAGGCGTCCCAGGCACTTGCTGATGCTGAAGCAATAAAAGAATTAGATTACACACCACCAACAGTAACGTTTGAACAACCACCTGAGGGTACTGAAATAGGTGGTATGAAATCATTTCATGTTGAGAAGGGTGAAGAAAAGAATACGTATGAAATTACAACGAAGCGTGAAATAACATTTCAATATTTAATTCGTGCTAAAAATGAAGAGGATGCAATGATTCGCACACTTGGCTTTGTTAGTAAAGACGGTAGTGGACAGCGTGAGGATGTTAAGCGTCCAATGTATTCAAGTAAACCCTTTATTCGTGAGTGGATAGATAAAATAAAGAAGGTTGGATGAGCGAAAATATAGAATTAAAATACGATATATATCAACCATTTGGTCCAAGTATATTAAAGACTACATTACCACGAGGTTTTGTTAATTTATTAAATGCTGAATCTGATCGTATACTACATGATGAGAAATTAAGTAAAGAGCATGACTGGTCACATAATTTAGCAGGCAATGTCAAGAAAGAAGTTGCAATAGATCATAATAAAATTCCAAACTTTCCAGAGTTTATGATTACAATGGCAAAGCAATATTATAAACATACAATTGAAAAGGATCCTATTGAAGGTAGCAAAGTTGGTTTTCGTGTGTGGGCAGTATCACAATACGCAGGTGATTTTAATCCGATGCACATTCATGATGCAAATCTATCTGGTGTTGCATTTTTAAAAATACCACCAGGATTTGAAGAAGAATATAAAAAAGAGGATCATCATCCAACAGCTGGGTGCCTGGAGTTTCTTGGATCTATGCCTAATCATTTTGCAAGACATAGTTATATTGCAAAACCAAAGGTAGGAGATTTTTATTTGTTTCCTTCATGGCTTACACACCAGGTGTATCCATTTAGGTCAGAAGGTGAGCGACGTTCGCTTGCATTTAATATACACTTTACAATGGATAAGCCAATAAAAGGTGTAAACGTTTAGGAGAAATAGAATGAAAGAATTAACAGATGCAACGAGGCAAATGAATCAGATTCTTCATCAATGCGAAGAGGATGGTGATAATTTTGATACAACATTAAATAAACTTAGTAGAGTTAAAGTACACGGTGTTATATTTCCTACACTTATGTTAATGGAGATTATAGATAAGTTTGCTGAAGGATATAAAGAGCGACAGAAGAAAATTGAAATACCAGCAAGTGAAGAAGAGTTACAGAAGAAATATGCTAAGGCATCATCTAATTGGAATAGTAAACTTAATTAATGGAAAAGAAAATAAAAATTGGATATCAAGATATAGTCATAGAGCGTGAGACATCCACGTTTCAGAAGCAATCTGATTGCTACGGCGAGTATGATCACCGCAAGAATAGTATTACCATTCAAAATGGTTTATCACCGCTTGATGAGGCTAATACATTGCTGCATGAAATAATACATGGTATAGCATACATCAATTCACTAACGCAGAGTGGACAGCCACTAGATACGGAGAGTAAAGAGGAAGTGGTTGTTAATACAATGACCAATGCCCTTGCCCAGGTGTTTAGAGATAATAAGTGGCTATTACCCTATTTTAAGGATAAATTTAAATAATGCAGACATATGAGATTAATTTGTGGCTTGATAAAAAGATTATTGAGAAGATCGTCAAGCAATTTGAGAAGGATGAGGATGTGATGGAGTATATTAAGAATAATTTTGATACTACACCAGATCCAGAGTTTCCTGCATTAGATCCAGAGCGTGGATATGTGCGTCCTAAAGCTTCTAAATATATTATTACATGGTCTAAAGTTCATACATATGTAAGGAAGAAAGGACCTGCAAGGATTGAGTTAACGGAAGAAGAAAAGGAAATACACAAGACACTAGAGAAATCAATAACTAAAGAAGCAATTGATGAGTGGGGTAATAACGAAATGATGCGTCAAGTGCGAAAAAATTATGGACCTAATCCCAATGCCAAAGGATACGAAGAAATTAGATAAACAAGGACTCACACCTCGTCAAATGGAGGTGTATAAACTCATTAAGGATTATATTAATGCGAATGGGTTTGCCCCGTCGTATGAAGAGTTGAAACAGCTGATGGGCTCGAGGTCCAAGGCCCATGTGCATGCATTTGTGCATCAATTAATCAATAGAGGATGGATTGGAAGAGGAAATGGCAGAAATCGGTCAATTTATATTTTGTAATGTGGCACTACTAGTGATATATTTGCTCAAAAGTTTTTTTTATTTTGTTACCGGGGATCAAACTGGTGCCACAGTGACACAATTGGTGATTAAACTATATAATTCAATGACTTATGTTGTGGCACCTATGTGTCACTACTCTAGACGACGCAAGGCACTTTTTTGTTTTTTAGAAAATAAAATGAGTAAAAATATACATATATCAAGGAGTTATCCATGGTAGATAAGAGATTGAGAGGTGCCACAAGTGGTGCCACAAATATGTCAAAAAAGTATCCAATCAGAGCTGATGGATTAACAGATAAACAACGTGTGTTTGTTAAGATATATTCTGAAAATGAGGGTAGATTGACTCCAACAGAATGTGCAAGACAAGCTGGATATAATGAGGATAGTGCAAATGTTAGAGCATCTGAATTATTAAATGGTAAAAGATATCCTAAGGTTGTAGAAGCTATAATCCAACGCAGAGCTGAGATTGAAAAGACACACGAGGTTAAATTAAATAAACATGTACAAGAGTTGGCTAGATTGCGTGAGAAGTCTCTTTCTGAAAAGTCTTATTCTGCTGCTGTTAATGCTGAGCGGTTGCGGGGGCAGGCTGCAGGATTGTACATCGATAGAAAAGAAATCAGAACGGGTTCTATTGACTCTATGTCTAGAGACGAGGTTTTAAAACAATTAAAAGAGTTAGGATTAACAGGTGAGTTCAACAAAGAGGGAAATAAAACTGTCTTATCGGTCGAAAAGGAATCCAATAGCGAGGGACCTAAAGACATCACCCCGATGGAAACAAAGGGTGAACAAGAACAAGAAGAAGTATGACCGTAAAGACGGAAACAAATTTTTGGAAGACTTTAAAAACATACTTAGACGGTGGTGATTATATTGTTTCACGCCTTGAAAGTTATGTTACACCAGGATTCCCAGATTGCTTAGTATTTCATAAGGATACAGGTTTCTTTACACTTGAGTTAAAAGTTGTGGGAAGTAATAATAAAGTGACCCTATCTCCCTTCCAAATTGCCTGGAATATGCGTCATGCTTTAGCAGGATCACCATCTTACATCCTGGTTAGCCTCCCGGTCAGTGGCACGGTCAAATTGTTTCACGGCTGTAAAACCAAGGACCTCGGCCAAAACAACGTGTTTAATGTGCCCGGGTTATACGAAGGAAGGCTCGAGGACCTAGACCTTGTCAAGCTCTTAAACTCCCAAACTCCCCAATAACTGTTGATAACCTGTGGATAACTTCCGGTTCACCGCCCGGCGCCCGCGAGACAAACTTGTCAAGCCCAAACTCCCAAACTCCCAGAAATCTGCCATTTTCCGTGGAGCTCGCATCACGCTTCAGGTTACCGGGATCCTTTTTCCAGAGTGCTGAAACTCCCAAACTCCCAGAAGTCTGCCATTTATAATTCCATCTCGGAGCTGCATCCGACGCACCGGGCGCGCCGGGACTTCCCGATCAGAGCGTATTCATACCAGTCAGGTAGAACGGAAAGTTATCCACAATTAATTTGAACTATCTATATACTTCGTGATTCGGAAATGTTATAATAAGACAATTCATTAAGAATTAGAAATGGAGTTACTATGGATCAAGATTTAATAAGAGTATTAGAAAAGATTTCTAATGCCTTAGAAGAAAACACTACTATATTAAATAGGATTGCAGATCATTATGATGGGGTTGTTCCCGTTATGACACGCAATGCAAATCGTGTTGAGAAAGCACACATGGAGGTTGAAGAAGATAATCGAAGTCCTTTGGACAAGATGTACGAAAAAGTATTTAACAATTAACCCATAGGTTTGGGGAGCTAGAGGGTTGGCACACTTGTAATAATTTCTTGAAAGCCCCTCAAACTCCCCAAACTCCCTAGTGGATAACCTGTGGATAACCTGTGGATAAGTGGCCGCCCGGCGCCCGCGGGACAAACTCAAACTCCTGTGCCTTTCTGAAACTCTCAAACTCCCGGAAGTCCGCCATTTGTTGGCCGGGATCCAGGATGCCAGTTTCAGGCACCGGGCGCGCGATCCCGTTAACCTTCGGTATAAAAGGTAGGGTTTCTGCCGAAAAATTTTGAAGCCCGGGTTGACGCCACCAGGATGCGTATGTTATACAATTGAAGAGACTATAGAAAGAGAAGGAAAAGTGCCGTTTTTAATGTTATTAATACCCCTGAAACTCCTGTTGATCATACTAGTGGTCCAGCAGCTGCTGCAGTGAGCTGCAGTGGCCGGGATCCATCTTCCCAAACTCCCAAACTCCCAGAAGACTGGATAACTTGGATTCGTGAGCTCTCTGACGCACCGGGCGCGCCGGGAGTTTAGTTCAGGGTTTGGATTCGTAAATCAGTTATCCACAAGAAAAAGAAAGAAAGGGTTGTGATGGATTACATTTGATGATATAAGGTGAATAGAAATAGATTGAGTCAGATAGGAAAAACGAGTGATGACTCATATAACCAAACTCCCTCGTGGGTCGCTATTTCTAGGTTGAGGCGGAAACCCAACCAATAAGAATGAGACCTGTAAGATAGATACTTACGAAGCTAGGATATATGAGAGTCGCCTAGTCATTCTACTAGTCGAGGCAAGATAAACGGAGTTATTCGGCTCTTGCCTCAAACTCCTAAACTCCCCAAACTCTTAAACTCCATTCAATTATGATTCGTGCCCAGCCCGGGCAGCAGGTGAAGGGCATCAGAGTCTGCTGGAATTTGGACATAAAAAAAGGGGGATATTATATCCCCCTTTGTCGTGGTTTATAAGTGGACTACAATACTTATTCCACTAGACCTAGTCTTTTAACTAGGTATCCAATATCGCCTTGCATATGCTTGATTAATTCTAAACCCCCATTGTTTCTATTTTGACTTGCCCATTCAACTATTGAATTGCAAAGTACACCACAAATTAGCTTCCAATCAGCACTTGAGGTCATTGGAACTTTTACATCAGCCAACTTATCAAGGTTGCCTAATTCTTTCTCTAACTTTAAATGTTCAATCATCTCTTTTAAAAGAGGAGATATGTCAGTACCATTTGAAGTTATCATTGGTAAATTATCAGTCATAGTAGTCCTTTATATTAAAGTGTTATAACATCTGTCACTCATTACACAGATGATAATTAAGAAATAGTAAATGGCGACAATAGTCGCCATAAACACAGTAAATTCAAATATGGTCTTAAACATCTTGACCATTGATTTTAGTAATAGTTAATGGATTAATATTTGCCCATCTTCTATGTTGAGGTAGTAAGCCATTCCCAACACGATAAGCAAGAACATAATCATTATGCTCTTTAACATTTGTTGGAACAGGATTGTTGGTATGTCGCCAAGCAAATCCACCAAGAATACCTCTTTTAATTTTAGAAGTACTTCCTGCATTATTAGTCCATTCGCAAGAGAAGAAACCCATTCCTACTCTACGTTTGAATTCTTCTTTAGTCATTGTAGTCCTTTCTATTTCTAGTTATCTTATACCATAGTTAAATAATAAATGTTGTTGTATTATTGCAACATTGTGGATAACCTGTGGATAACTTCGCCCGGGATATAGTATGCTAGTGCGTGTGTGCTACTAGATGTTGGGGTGCGACACTTTGTCGCGCGGCATTTTGTCGCAGGCGCCCGGGACTTCGCGTTCGCAAGCATGCTCGCGCTCGCAAACTCGTCAAGCTCCCAAAGTCTGGGGGTATCCCCCCCTTTTCCAATGGGACTCCGATTATTTTAATCTAGGCAAGTCTGAGGGTGACAATCATGTATAAAAACGTTATAATTAAAGTCTTAAAAAAATTTTTAAAAAATGGAAACCGTTTCTAAATTAGAGTCACTAGATACGAATACACTGAAGTTGATTCTTAAAAATAAGCTGGAAGAAAAGCGTGAAAAAGCGCAAGGTGACTTCCTTACTTTTGTTAAGACAGTTTGGCCTGAATTCGTAGAAGGTAAACATCATAGGATATATGCGGAAAAGCTAAATCGTATTGCCAATGGTGAGCTTAAAAGACTTATTGTCAATATGCCACCAAGACATACAAAATCAGAATTTGCATCAAATTTATTTCCGGCATTCTTCATGGGCCGCCATCCAAAAGCCAAGTTAATTCAAACAACACACACAGGAGAATTAGCAATCAGGTTTGGACGTAAGGCAAAGAACATGATAGAATCAAGTGAATATGAAAAAGTTTTTCCTCACGTTACCCTTGCTGCTGATTCAAAAGCTGCTGGTCGTTGGGAATCTAATCATGGTGGCGAGTATTTTGCTGCTGGTGTTGGTGGTGCTATTACTGGTCGTGGTGCCGATTTACTTATTATTGATGATCCTCATTCAGAGCAAGATGCTCTTTCGCCCACGGTCCTAGAGTCACATTACGAGTGGTATACTTCTGGTCCACGTCAGCGTTTACAACCTGGTGGTGCCATAGTAATTGTAATGACAAGATGGTCTATTAAAGACCTTACTGGTAAATTGCTCGAGGCCCAAGGCAAAGATGATATGACGGATAAGTGGGAAGTTGTAGAATTTCCTGCCATCATAAATGATAAGCCTATGTGGGGTAATTTTTGGACCATGAAAGGTTTACTTGGTGTTAAGGCATCTATTCCACTTACAAAATGGCAAGCACAATGGATGCAACAACCTACATCCGAGGAAGGTGCACTTATAAAACGTGAGTGGTGGAAAAAATGGGAAAAGAAAGAGATTCCTGAATTACAGTATATTATACAATCATATGATACTGCGTTCAGTTCAAAAGAGACAGCCGATTACTCGGCTATAACAACATGGGGTGTATTCCAGCCAAATGAGGGTGGAAGACCATGTATTATTCTTCTTGATGCAAAGAAAGGACGATGGAACTTTCCAGAGTTAAAAAATAAAGCACAAGAGGAATATAAATATTGGGAGCCAGAATTGGTACTTGTGGAAGCGAAGGCGAGCGGCCTTCCATTAACCCACGAGCTCCAGAAGGCGGGGGTCCCTGTAATTAACTTTACACCGTCGAAGGGAAATGATAAACATTCAAGGGTAAACAGTGTCGCACCTATATTCGAATCAGGAGCAGTCTATGCTCCATTAGACAGACGTTGGGCAGAAGAAGTTATCGAGGAGTGTGCAGCATTTCCCTTTGGGGACCATGACGATTACGTTGATAGTACAACACAAGCATTAATGCGCTATCGACAAGGATATTATGTGGAACTTAAAGATGACTTTGCTGACGAAGAGCGCGTTAGGGATAATAGGAGAAAATATTACTAATGGCTGATCTAGAAAAAATTGATATGGGAAAAATGACTGATGCTCGTAAAGAGGAATTCAGAAGACGTTGGCCCAAAGGTGATACCGGTATTGCTAGATTAGGGGCAGAAGCTGAAGGCTATGCTAAAGAATTAAGAGAACAATATGGCACTGTTCCAAGCACCACGGACGAATATTCAAAAGGAATTGGTAATACGACTGTTGCTAACCAACAAGGTGAACAGCTAGATCAAGACGGCGCTAATTGGATGGCAGTTCTAGGAAACCAAGCACGATTAATTCCAGAATATTTTACTGAACTTGCACCAATAGCAAGATCAATGACACCTTTGTTTACAGGTGCTGAAACCTGGTCTGATTGGTGGGAAGGACAGAAATATGTAGGTCCAATAGATCTTCCTAGATCTATGACAAATACAAAGTTATCAATGGATGATAATGTTGGAATGAATGGATTTGTCAAAATTGCAAAAAATCAAAAGGACGAAGAATTTGGACAAAGTATAAGTGGTCTTCTTGGAAGACAAATTGATGCGGATACAATTTTTAATTGGATTGCTGAAGATCATCCTGAAATAGAAACAAAAGAAGATGCAGAAAAACTATTTAATGAAAGTCCAGAGTTTAATGCAGAAGTTAATAATTTTTTAGATAAAATACAACAAAGCGAAGAAGGGTCACAATACATGATGTATGGACGTGACTGGTTTCAAGACAAAGATAATTATTACATTAAAAATTTTAAAAATACACCAGGGATAAATTTTGCGTGGACACAGCACAATGATTTAGCAATGCCTGGATTAGGGATATACAAAATTAATGATGATGGTAGTGGATCCATGCTCCGTGCATCTCCATTATCATACAAAGGAATTCCAGGAATGGAACAATTGCAAGAAGCAGGATTATGGGGACAAGATCCTTCAGCAATGGGTGAAGTAGGACATTATAAATATAATATGATGTTTGATGGAGATAATCCTAAAACACAAATTTATTCACAAATTGCAGCAGTACCTGCAAGTATTGCAACTGGAAACATAAAGAACATAATGCATTTACCAAATGTAGCAAAAAATATTAGTGCCTTAAAGGGATTAAGAACTCCTGCAACACGACCTCTATGGAGTCAACCAGAAAGAACATCAGCATGGGGTGCTGGTCAACTTAAAGTTCCAGCGCAATCAGGAATTATACCAGAAACAGCAAAATCACTTACAGGATGGCCAGTGCTTAAAGGTGCATGGCAAAATAAAAAAGCAGTAGGTATAGCGTCTATCCCAGGATTATGGGGTGCATACGGACCTGACTGGCCGTAAGCCATGGTTGGAGTAGCTGGAATCGCGTCCCTTGGCAAACTAGGACAACTTGGTAAAGCCCCTTCTTTAAAAGGATTACTCCACGGTGAGCTTAAAAATGTATTTGGTAAAGGAAAAAATATTGATATTACCAAAGATTATTTTGTAAACTTTAAAGATAATGTTCTATCAAAGAAAAGTAGCTATAGTACTCCCCAGCATCATCTCCTTAAAACTAAAGATAGGATTATAAAAGAAAATGAAGAGGTTTTTAAGGGCATTAGAAAAAAAACAAATTATCCTTTAACTAAAGATGAAGTAACAGATATAAAAGACTATTTTGGAGTTAGGGTAGGAAGAACAGATCAACAAATTAATGATCGTTTTAAACTTTCTAATTTTATCAATGAGACGTTTGGTAATAAAAAAACAATGCCTCCTTGGTTAGGTGATAATGTATTTGAAACAGTGTTTAGGAAAAACAATCCTGATTTTTCTTATAAAAAAATTAAAACTGGGACAGGACCTGTAGCCGGAAGATTAGAATTAAATGAATTAATTAAAAGTTTACATAAAGAGGGACTGGTTACTCCAAAGGCATTTGAAAACCTAAATTTGTGGAATAAAATAAGAAAAGAAAAATCTAATACTGTGTATTTTCAAAACAATCTTGATAAGATGAAAAGTCTTTATCAAAAATATTCAGTAAAGGTGCCTAAAGCGGCGTTATCTGAAAATCCTAACGCGCAATCAATTGAAAATTATAATGCATTTACTAAGTCGTTTGAAGAAGCTACAGGAAGACCTTCCTATGTGGATGGTAACATAGCAAGAGGTTTTACGAATTATGTTAATGAATTTAATAAACAAACAGGACTGAAGGTTCCTACACCACTTGAACATCAAAAATTATATTCAACTACTCCTATTGTATCTAAAATTGGATCTGATAAATTCTCAAAAATAGCTAGGGTAACTACAAAGTCTCCTGAATTAAATAGGTTGATGAGTGACCCTAAATACAGCAAAATGATCAAGAGGGTGTTTGGTGATAGATTTGAAAGACTACATGTTCTAGGAGAAGCATTTGACGCAAGAAAAAAAAATGAATCACAAATAAAAAAAATAAAAAATCTTCTAACGCGATATGAAATGATTCCAGAGGAACTTGTTGATCAGATAAGAAGGCCACAATTTCCTGGAACAAAACTTCAAAATCAAGCCCACATAGATATTGAATTTCCACTGATTGAAGCTTTAGTGAGGCAGTTTGATATTCTAGGATATAAGTTCAAACCTCATGGAAAAGTAAGAGGAACTGGAAAGCTTAAAGCTGGGGGAAAATGGGATCCAGAATCTACAAGAACTTCTCCATTAACAGCTGCGGAAAAAGGGGAGCTATCATTCCTTGATTCTATAATAAAGGATGCTCATAATAAATTGGAACGAAGTGGATTGGAAACAACTTTTTATAATCCAATAACTAAAAAATTAATAACATTTGGTAAAAGGCCACATAGTATTTTTGAATTAAGGAAAAGATTTTTGGATCCTGAAGATATATATGTAAAAAATAGAGGTGGCTTGATTAATTCAGACTTAACTGATACAATACCACCAAACAGAGGACCCATGCCAGACGGAATTCCATTATTAGATCCAGAAGAAAGCATTCAAAGACAACACTTCGTTGGAGGTGGTGGCGTTGGTGCGTTTGCCAATTTATTTGGTAAACTATCTAAAGTACCAAGAGCCGTGGCCCGGGTTGGTGATATTAAAAGACCAACATTCACTAAACCTTCAGCTGCAGGCGAGGTTGCTGTATCACAAGCAGTAGAAGATAAACCAGCAATGTTTCTAGCTACAGTTAATGCGATTGAAGATATGCCTGAAACAAGTTTACCGGCACAACAGTGGCTTGGTACAATTAAAAATAAGCCTGGTGTGTCTGCAACAGAACTTGATGAATTTGGACTAGAGCCATTACTAAATAATATTGCAAAAGCAGATCCAAAAAGAAAGTTATCAAAGACCGAGCTCCTTGAAATGTATAACAAGGAAATGCCAAAGATTGATATGGATATTGCAATGGCAGAACCTGTATCACGTGGTGCAAAAGATATTACAAAAATGTTGACCGCAGTTCGTGAAAAAGGAAGTGATGTCAGCGGATATGATAATTTAAAAATTTTATCCAATGATGCAAGATTACTCACTGCATTACATCAACCTCCACAAGATAGAATAGGGTTTCATTTAAGAGGAAAAATTTTAGATATTATGCAAGGAACGAACAAAACTATCGGAACTGGCGAGGATGCAAATATAATTCCTTTAATATCCCAACGATATACCTCTCATCCTGTTGAACTTCATACAGGACAACATTTTACAGAAATGTGGCAAAACGCTTTTCCAAAAATATACCATACAACTAATAAAATTCTTAAAGAAGGTCATTTTGATGTTTTAAAGAATCTTGTGCCAGCAGAAGATATAGCAAAGTTAGCAAAAGCAAAAAACATTTCAGAAGAAGAAGCTTTTAACCAGTTATACCAAGCATTAAATATTTTTGATCGGCAGGTAATCACAGGTGATGTTCCAATTCCATTTTGGACAAAGAAATTATTATACCGTTTAGGTGATATGAGTGAAGGTAGAGGATTCTTTTACAAAAGTAAAAAATCACCAGCACATGATGGTGCACAATTTATTCCTGGTGGTTCTGGATACGGCGAATTAAAGTTTTATCAGAACTGGGGTCCAAATGCTGTAAGGTCTGCAGAGAAAACATATGACGCTGGTCACTTTAGTGGTGAAAGATTTGGAAGAGGACCTTTAACTGATAGTGGTAATGCACCCTTTGGATGGGGTCGATTTAGTGAAAGAATTGATGAAAATGGGCGAAAAATACTACTTATGGAAGAAATTCAGTCCGATTTACACCAACAAGTGGCTCAAAAAGGCTATAAATATGCCCCAAGGCTCGATAAGGGTGATGTTTTGGCGGAAATGGGTGATTTTGCTGCGCAATTAGACAAAAAATTGCAAACTTTGGAGTCAACAAGGCTTCGAAAAGACAATATTATGGGTTTATCACGCGCAGAACGTGAATTACCGGAAAATGTTGCTGAATTAAAGAATATTGAGAAGGCAATGAAGAAATTAGTGGTAGATGTTAAGAAATTACAGGCAAAAGTGGCGGAACAGAAGAAATTAACAGGTAAAACTGGTCAAGTGCACCCAGATACGGCGTTCAAGAAGTCTGAAAACTATGCAAAAGTGTTTTTGCAAGGATTAATGAAGATGGCAGCTGATAAAGGATATGATGGCATTGCACTTTCAACTGGAAAAATGAAAAAAGCACATGGTGGAATACCTAAAGGTGGAGATAAATTTTATGATGAGATAGGAGTAAAAGCGATGAAAAGAATTGCTAAAAAGAGTGGATTTAAATTTAAAGACACAACAATAGTTGACGGGAACGGATATACGTGGGAGAAGATCCCTTTAATTGAAATGAGAGATATAAATACAGGACAACGTATTCCTGGTGAATCAACTATTCCAGTTTACAGTAAAGGTGGATTTGTTAAACAAAATATGGTAAGAGGATATAATAATGGCTATTAAATCAAGAATGCCCGCTTCTGGTGCAATAGAAAAGGCAATTGAAGCACTCAATGATGGACTGGAGATTTCTGGAAGTGGAACGGAAGTTCAATTACCAGATAAAGAAGTTCAATTTGAACCTGATATTGAAATTACTGAGTTATCAGATGGCGGCGCTGAAATAAATACAGATCCAAACGCACCAATCGATCAATCACAAGTCCCGTTTGATGCAAACCTTGCTGAATATCTTGAAGAAGCAGATCTTCAAAAATTAGCAGATAAATTAATTGCAGCTTACGAAACAGATAAAAATTCTAGAAAAGATTGGGAAGATACTTATACAAAAGGTTTAGACATGCTTGGATTTAAATATGAGGACCGCACACAGCCTTTTGAAGGTGCAAGTGGCGTCATTCATCCTCTATTGGCAGAATCAGCAACACAATTTCAAGCACAAGCATATAAAGAATTATTACCACCTTCAGGACCTGTTAACACAGAAATAGTTGGTGAAATTACACCTCCAGTTGAAGAACAAGCTAAACGTGTAAAAGATTTTATGAATTATCAAATTACACACGTGATGAAAGAATATGACCCCGATATGGACCAATTATTATTTTATTTGCCTTTATCTGGTTCAGCATTCAAAAAAACGTATTATGATTCTGTATTGGGTCGCCCAGTTTCAAAATTTGTGTCAAGTGAAGATTGTGTAGTGAATTACATGGCATCTTCTTTAGAAGATGCTGTAAGAATTACACATATGACAAAAGTTGACTCAAACGCACTTAGAAAACAACAAGTAAGTGGATTTTACCGTGATATACCAATTACAGCAGGAACAGTTTCAACAAATGATGTAAAAGATAAAATTGATGAATTACACGGTGTAAGTGATAATTTAGCGTCTGAAGATGATGAACATGTATTATTAGAAATGCATGTTGATGCAGATGTTCCAGGTTTTGAAGACGAAAGTGGAATTAAACTTCCTTACGTAATTACAATTGATCAATACTCAACAAAAATACTTTCAATAAAAAGAAACTGGAATCAACAAGACCAGTTAAGAAATCGCGTAGATTATTTTACACACTACAAATTCCTCCCAGGATTAGGCTTCTATGGGTTTGGCCTAATACATATGCTTGGTGGATTGTCAAGAACTGCAACAAGTGTTTTGCGGCAGTTAATTGATGCAGGTACTCTTGCCAATCTTCCAGCAGGTTTTAAAGCACGTGGTATGCGTATACGTGATCATGATGATCCATTACAACCAGGTGAGTTTCGTGATGTTGATGTAACAGGAACATCTATTAGAGAATCATTATTACCACTTCCATATAAAGAACCTTCGCAAGTTTTATTTGCGTTATTAGGTTTCTGTGTTGATGCAGGGAAATCATTTGCAGCAATTGCAGATATGAAAATGGGTGAAGGTAATGAACAAAATCCAGTTGGTACTACACTTGCGCTATTAGAGCGTGGAACAAAAGTGATGAGTGCAATTCATAAAAGATTACATTATGCACAAGGTGTTGAGTTTAATTTACTTGCACGTTGTATTAAAATGTTCCTTCCACCAGAATATCCATACATGGTTAAAGGTGGAAACAGAATGATTAAACAAGCAGATTTTGATGATCGTGTTGATATATTGCCAGTATCTAATCCAAATATATTTTCAATGTCACAACGTGTTATGTTGGCACAACAGCAATTACAATTAGCAATTGCTAATCCAGCATTACATAATTTACGTGAAGCATATAGAAGAGTTTATCAAGCATTAGATGTTGATAATATTGATGCATTATTAAAACCGGATCCAGGTAATCCTCCACCTAAAAGTCCTGCTACTGAAAATTCAGAAGCAATGCGTGGAACGGAACCAAAAGCATTTCCACAGCAAAATCATAAAGCACACGTGGAAGCACACGCAGAATTTATGTTTACAAGACCAGTTCAAATTAATCCACAATTGTATGCAATGATGGAAGGACATATTTTACAACACATTGCAATTATGGCTGCGGAACAAGTTGAACAGCAAATGCAACAACAAACTCAGCAATTTCAACAACAGATGCAACAGTTACAGCAACAAGCACAACAAAATCCACAAGTGGAACAACAGATGCAACAGTTACAGCAACAATATATGACTCAAAAAGAAGCTGCAATTTCTGCTTTGGAAGCACAATTAATTAAAAACATGGCTGCTGAAGAACAACAACGAAGCGGATTAGAAGATAAAGATCCACTTGTTAAACTTAAACAACAAGAAATTGATCTTAAAGCTGCTGAATTAATGCAGAAATCACAACATGAAGAAACAGAAATGTTGATGAAGACAGCCGTTGATGCGGAAAAACTTGACTTGGAAAGAGAAAAGATGCAGAGTACTAATGAATTAGGTATGGTTAAAGAATCTTTTGGTCTTATGAAAGAAAGTCAAAAAGATGCAACTGCTGAAATTAAGGAAAATGTGACTGTATTAAGAGATAAAGAAAAAAATAGAAGCAATGAAAAAATTGCTGCAATGAGGGAGAGAGCTGCGGCTAAAAAAGCAAATGGAAAAGCAAAAGATAAGTAAAATAACTGAAGTTATGCAAAAAGCTGAAAAGCTAGTAATGGAAGAGGTTAATGGTAAACCAGAAGATCAACTTGTAGTTGCGGCTGGTTTAATGGCTGTTACACGTAATCTTTATATACAAACACTTGGAGCCGAAGAGGCACAGAAAGTATTTGAAGTTATGATAGATTCATTTATAATGGCCGACGAAATTTATTTGCAGGCTGGTCAATATGATAAGCCTACAATTCACTAAATATAGGAGGTATATATGAAATTACTGAAAGATATTTGGGCACACTTGAAGGAATGGAATGATTGGGGAATGCGTGACTGGATAAAAGCCGGCATAGTAGCAATTATTGTATTGATTGTGCTTAAAGCTGTAATTCTACCAGGTGCGTAGGGCTGAGCAATAGGAGGATATTAAAATGGCAATAGATTGGAGTAAAGCTAGACAAATGATGACTAGCAATCCAGCATATAGAGGAACAAGAAGTCCTACGCTCGGTGCTAATGAAGGCAGAGGCGGAATGGGAAACTTCAGACGAACAGGAAGAAGATTTGGACCAGCAGGTGGACCAGTTCCAACGAGACAGCAAGTTGCTGCTAATAGAGCTGCAACTACACCAAGTGGTGTAGGAGATTTTGCAAAAGGAATTTATAACACTGGAAAAGACGTAGCTGGTAAATTTATGCATCCTACTATGATGCTTGCTAGAAGTATTGCCGCTAACCAAGCACAACATGATTATCTTGATGATGTATATGGTGAAGCAAAAGATATGGCTTTTTGGGCTCAAGCAGGAGATAATTATTATGATAGAGCTAGAAGAGCAGGAACACTTGATGATAAAGGTCAACCATTAAGAACTGGATATGGAATGTCATTTGCAGATATGGAGCCAGGAGGTGGTGGAACTTTAGGTGGAACTAGTATGGGTCAAGCTCAAAAATATTTAAAAATGGCTGGACTTACAGATAATACATTAAATAAATTTATGGATCCAAATTATAAGTTTGCTGGTAATGAAGCATGGTTAAGGTCGCAAGCAGGAGGAGATGAAAGATCTCAAGAAAATTTTGATACTGCAATGTCCTTTATTAAAAATGCAAAAGCAACTGCTAACCTTGCAAGAGGTACGCAACAAATGGAAGAAGATGCAAGATTGGCTAATTTAGGTGGACCATTAACTCCAGCAGGTGGACCAATTCCAGATATGGATATTACACGTGATATAGTTCCAGAAATTAAACCAAAACCTCCAATGCCAGGAGCTGATCCATATAATCCTTATAGAGATGAGGATTATGGAGCACCTCTTTGGGATAGAGGAGTTCAACCACATCCTAACCCATTACTAAGACACGGTAATTTAGGAGTAAATGATCCGGCTAATGCAGGGTTTCCTCTTAATATAACGGAACCTTACACTCCTTACAGAGACGAAGATTATTTTGATATTGACAGAACAGCTGGCTATGGATTCGCTGGAGATGCAAGCGCAAATGCTTTACAAAATAGAGGTTATGATTATGATGATCAAACTGGAACAATTTTTCCTAACATAACAGTAGAATTTACTGGAGATGATGAAGAAGAAAACACAGGTGGTGCAATAAATCCACTATGGAATCAACCAGGTTTTAAATATCGCGGAATTGGTGGATAATTATGCCAGGCCCTCATCAAGATAATGGGGTACCTTGGACGATTAGTACACCTACAACTACTCCAAAAACTCCCGTAAGCACAGGAACACCTAATTTTGGACCACCAGGAACTGGTGGAAGTAATCAACCACCTCCACCTCCACCTCCAGAAGTAAATTTTGGATTAGGTGATCCTCACGGAGGAGATAGAGAATATACTCCTATATATCCAGGTTTAGGGGAAAAAGGTGGTACGGAATATACCATGGAAGATGTTATGGGAGATTTAGCATTAACACATGGATCACTTACAAATCCGGATGGTACACCAACTAAATACGGATTAAGTTATGCAGGAAAAACAGGACAATTAGGATCTGATCACACTTTAGGTTCATTTATTGCAGTTGATTCAAGTGGGAATCCTATACTTGATTCTCAAGGAAATCCTGTTTACACAAGTTTAGGTAAGCATATTCATGATGAAATGCAAGATGCAGGTTGGGTAGGACCAAATCAAAAAATACTTGGTCCTGATATGCCCGCACTTCAAGATTTTGTTCAAGGTCTTAGTTATGAAGATATTCACGGAATGGAAGATGATTTTTGGCGTGATTATACTGCACCAGGCGGCGAAGGTGGATATGAAGATTATGGAAATTTACTAGATGATAGACGTGCGTGGCAAGAACAATTATGGTATGGACCAAGACAATCACCCCAAAAAGATATACAAGAACAAGGATTTTTTGACACAATGGAAGCTGCATATCAACCAGACATTGAAGAAACATTAAAAAAAGGATTATACTCCAAAACTTTTATGCACCCAGGAGCAGGAATTTTGCCGTGGGGCATGGAGAAAAAATGGGCGACAGGACGTGCTAAAGGTGGTATAGTCAGTTTAGTAGGAGAATAGAATGTTAAATTTATTATTAAAACCATTATTAGGGGTTGCAGGGCAAGCAGTTTCTGGCTTCGTGGAAACAAAGAAAGCGAAGGCACAATTGAAACTAACAGAAGTTCAAGCAGCAACTAAGTTAAAACAAGACCAGATCGCCGGAAAAGTGGCGTGGGAAGCATCAGCCGTAGACCAAATGAAAGGGTCGTGGAAAGACGAACTAATTTTAATTTGCCTACTTGGGCCTGCAGTTTTAGTTTTTTTTCCAGGAATGACACATCATATTGAGGCTGGGTTTGTTGCACTGCAACAGCTTCCGGATTATTATAAACATCTTTTATACATCGCCTGCTCAGCTAGCTTCGGCATCAAGGCTGGAAAAGGTGCAATGGGATTATTAAAGAAAAAATGATAACACCGGAGCGATTAACATCGTGGAGAATATTTCCACGTTTATTAATTACACTTTACGGATTTGCTTTTTATAGAACAACCGAGTGGTTCATGGCGCTTCCTGACCCAACAAATGCACAATCTGCCTTTGTTTCTGTCATAGTAGGTGCAGGAGCAGCTTGGTTTGGTTTATATGTAGGTGGAACAAGGCAACATAAACCAGAAAGTAAAGAATAACTTGAAAAAATATAAAATTTAGTGTATAATTCGCACTAATGAGAGATGAAAACGCTATTTATATAATTCTGAAAAGAATTAGAGCGCGAAAAGAAGAGTTAAAAGAAATCATTTCAGCTGGATTACCTAGCTGGGATGAATACAACAAAACCGTAGGAGAGAATAAAGCCTACGCAATTATGGAACAGGAAATACAAGACCTGCAGAAAGACGAAGATGGAGATACCTAAAAGAAAGTTTGCTTTAGAAGAAAAAGACTTAGCAATTGAAGCAGATGAGAATAATAAAGTAGCAGAAGAAAAAGAAAATCGTTTTCTTAATAAATTACAAAAAGATGCTACTGATAATATAGAACATTTACCAACAGAAAAAGTATTAGAACGTTTGCCAGATCCTACTGGATGGAGAATTTTAGTTCTTCCATACAAAGGTCAAGGTAAAACTAAAGGTGGAATTATACTAGCAGATGAAACAATTGAAGAAAGAAGTTATACAACAGTTACAGGATTAGTTCTTAAAGTTGGACCAGATGCTTATAGTGATAAAGAGAGATTTCCAAATGGACCTTGGTGTAAGAAAAACGATTGGATTATATTTGGTCGTTATGCCGGATCCAGATTTGGAATAGAGGGTGGTGAAGTGAGGATATTAAATGATGACGAGATAATCGCTGTGGTAAAAGACCCAGAGGATATCTTGCAATATAAATAAACAGGAGTAAAATATGCCTGCAGAAACCACAATACAGACACAATCAGAGGCAGATGCTAAAATGGTTGACCTTCCTGCAGAAGGTAATTCTGTTGATGTTGAAATATCCGATAAAAAGGAAACAGTTATAGATACTTCTCCTAAAGAAGAAATAAAAGAGGAAGAAGTAAAAGTAGAGGAAACAGCATCTTCAGAAGAAATGGAAGATTACGGAAAAAAAGTACAATCCCGTATAGATAAATTAACAAAAAAATTACGAGAAGCTGAAAGACGTGAAAAAGCTGCAATTGATTTTGCGCAAGGTGTTCAAGGAGAAGCTGAACAATTAAAACAAAGATCTGCTTCTTTGGACCGTGGATATATTGCTGAATATGAACAGCGTGTAAAAGCGGAAACTGAAGATACTAAAGCAAAACTTAAAACAGCTATGGATAATGGTGATGCGGATGCGGTTATAGCTGCACAGCAAGATCTTGCAAGATTAGCTGTTGAGTCAGAAAGAGCTAAAGCCACTATTGCACAACGTGAAAGAATGGCTAGAGCAGCACAAAGTCCTGCTGCACAGCAATATCAACAGCAACAAATGGCTCAACAACAGGTTCAACAAGCACCTCCACCACCTGATCCACAGGCTGAGGATTGGGCTGAAAAAAATGAGTGGTTTGGTAAAGATGAGCCTATGACTTTAACAGCATTCTCAATTCATAAGAATTTAGTTGACGAAGGTGTTGACCCATCGTCAAAAACATACTATAATGAATTAGATAAACGAATGAAGGATAATTTTCCTCATAAGTTTCAAAGTTCAACGCCAACTCAAACGGTTGCTTCTGTAAATAGAGGTGGACCTGTTCAGGCGCGTAAAGGTACTGTGAGACTCACACCGTCACAAGTAGCCATAGCAAAAAAACTAGGTGTGCCACTAAGCGAATATGCGAAGTACGTGAAGGAGTAGGCATATGAATATTAAAAATATAAAAACAAATAAACTACCGTCACGCGAGTCCGAAACCCGATCTAAAACCGAGAGAAGGAAACCATGGGCTCCACCGTCTCAGTTAGACGCACCACCTGCACCAGCTGGATTTGTCCATCGCTGGATAAGGGCCGAATCTGTAGGACAGATGGATCAAAAAAATGTATCCGCTAGACTACGCGAAGGATGGGAATTTGTCAGAGCTGATGAATATCCAGACATTGAATGGCCTGCAATTGATTCAGGTAGATATACAGGTGTTATAGCTGTTGGGGGTTTAATGCTAGCAAGGATTCCAAAGGAGACCGTTAAAGAGCGTGAAAAATATTTTGCACAAGTAACGCAAGATAAAGATGACGCTGTTGCAAACGATCCACTTAAGGACCAACATCCTAGCATGCCTATCTCAAATGAGAGAAGCTCTCGCGTAACATTTGGTGGCGGTAAGAAGAACTAGTTTTTCTCCCCTTAAGTTACAAAAAATTTATACATTCATGGTGAATGTATATAACTTATTAACATGAGGATAAAATCATGGCTAACATTGATGCGGCCTTTGGGTACAGACCTATTGGAGCAGTTGGCAGTGGCGTTAATAATGGGGGTACTACCCTCTACACTATCGAAGACAATTACAGCACATCTATTTTTAAAGGTGATCACGTAATGCAGTCTGGTGGTTATGTAATTGCTGGAACAGCTTCCGGCGCTACTAACCTTGGTGTTTTTAACGGTTGCTTCTATATTGATCCAACTAGTAAAAAACCTACATGGTCAAATTACTATGCTCAGACAAATGTAACCGCTACTGGTTCCATTTCTGGGTCAACTAATATCGATGCATACATCTATGATAATCCGTACACTCTTTTTGAGGCTCAATGTGATGGCACTATAGCTAAAACAGATATTGGTAAAAATACTGATTCTGTGCTTGGTACTTCTAGCACTGTTAACGGTCTGTCTGTGACAGAAATTGACAGTGGTTCTGAAGCTACTACAGCTGGCTTACAGGTCAAAATTATTGGGATTACAAAAGATCCAGAAAATGACGATGCTTCCAGTGCAAATGCAAACTGGTACGTAATGTGGAACGAACACGTTAAGTTAGGCACCGGCGTAACTGGTACGTAATAGTTAGGAGAAGGTAAAATGGCAATTTCAAGAATGCAATTGGTCAAAGAGCTCGAACCTGGCTTGAACGCTTTGTTCGGATTAGAGTATGACCGATACGAAAACCAGCACACAGAAATTTTCGATTCTGAAAGTTCTGATCGTGCTTTCGAGGAAGAAGTAATGTTAGGTGGGTTTGGTAATGCAGAAGTAAAACCGGAAGGATCTGGTGTTGTATATGAATCAGCACAAGAAACTTTCACTTCTCGTTATACTCACGAAACAATTGCTTTAGCTTTCTCATTAACTGAAGAAGCTGTAGAGGATAACCTTTACGACAAAATCAGTACTCGATACACAAAAGCATTGGCACGTTCAATGGCTAACACTAAACAGATTAAAGCTGCTAACGTTCTTAACAGAGCGTTTAACAGTTCTTATCTTGGTGGTGATGATAAGGAGCTTTGTGCTACTGATCACACTACTCTTGGTGCTGACCAAAAGAACGAATTGTCAACTGCTGCTGACTTAAACGAAACTTCGCTTGAGCAAGCAATGATCGATATTGCTGGTATGAAGGACGAAAGAGGAATGAAAATTGCTCTTCGTGGAATGAAAATGATCATTCCTGTAAATCTTCAATTTACAGCTGAAAGGTTGATGAAATCTGCAGGTAGAGTAGGAACTGCTGATAATGATATCAACGCAATCAAATCAATGGGAATGGTTCCACAAGGATATGTGGTTAACAATTTCTTAACTGATACTGATGCTTGGTTCATTAAAACAGATGCTCCTAATGGACTGAAAATGTTCACTAGAGCTCCTATTAGAACTGCTATGGAAGGCGACTTCGATACTGGAAACGTTAGATATAAAGCAAGAGAAAGATACAGCTTTGGCTGGTCTGACTGGCGTGGAATATTTGGCTCTCCAGGAGCTTAATTAATTTAAGTGGGGGAATAATTCCCCCACTTATCCTAGCATTAACTAGTTATACAGACTGGCTAGGCAGACGATATAGAGACTGTATGACGATAGGTCTATATGACCGAGGAGAAAATTATGGCTAATACAAGTTTTGTGGGTCCGGTAAGATCCAAAAATAATTTTAAGCTATATAGTACTACTGCTTCAACAGGTGTTGAGCACGATAGAACTATGGGTGATCCTGCAAAAGATGCAAGACGCTACTACTTAGAAGAATGGTTTTTACAAAGACCAGGACTTAATGCAGTAAATATTATTGACCCAGATGCTGATAGTGCTTCTGCACTAGCGGCAACACAAGCGGCTAATAAAAATTTTGAAACATTAGGTACTAACATGACAACTGCTTTGACTACTTTCTCAGCTACACACGGTGGTATTTTAATGACTACTGCTGGTGCTGACCAAGATCAAGCAATTCTTTTACCTCACTTAGATACTAACCAAACAGCTTGGAGTGGTACTAAATGGGGAACTGAAAACTCAGTAGAATGGGAATGTTCAATTTCCTTACCTGCACTTGATAACCAAAAAGTTTGGGCTGGTTTGAAGTTAACTAATGATCAATTAGTTGCAACTGATAACAACCAAATCTTTTTTAAGTATCAAACAGATGCTACTAACAGTGAAGCTTTTAGTGATTATAGCTATTGGCACTTAGTACACAGTATTGGTGGAACTGACTACATCAGTCAAATTCCAGTTACTGTTGCGGCCGATACACCTTATCACTTGAAAATTTCTATTGGTAGTGATAGAAAAGCTACATGTTTCATAAATGGTGTACAGTACAATATTACTAGCACATCAGGTAGCACAGGTGGAACTGCAGTAACAGCAGTACAACCAGGTGTTGCAGCAGCTAAAACAGCGGCTTTAACTAATGATACGGATTTCATTCCATACATTGGTATTGAAGCAGGTGCGGCAGCAGCTGAAGCAATAAACGTACACTACACAGCAATTAGTAGAAACGTTTTTGAATAAACAACTTTAATGGAGCGGGGGTGAAAACCCCCTCTCTCCAACAGGAGGAAAAATGGCAGACGCAGTAACAAGTCAAACATTATCAGATGGTGGTAAAACCGCTGTTATAAAACTTACAAATATATCCGATGGTACTGGAGAAAGTTCAGTGAAAAAAGTTGATGTATCAGCTTTAACTTCAGCAGCAGATGGTACAGCATGTTCACGAGTTCATATTGATCAAATATGGTATGATATTGGTGGTATGCGTGTAGCATTAGAATGGAATGCAACTTCAAATGTTGTTGCAGCAGTTCTAGGCGGAAGTGCGGCAGCAGGAAATGTTAGTGGACATATGGATTTTAGATCATTTGGTGGTCTTAAAAATAATGCTGGCAGTGGTATTGATGGTGATATTGACTTAACAACTCATGGACATACTAACCATGATCATTACACTATAGTATTACAGTTAAGAAAAACATTCTAGAGGTTTAAATGGCTTATTCAGGCACTCAAACATTTAACCTCTCAATAGAGGAAATAATCCAAGAAGCGCATGAGCGTTGTCAATTACAAGTTGGCGATGGTTATGATTTAAAGACAGCTAAACGTTCTTTAAATTTGATGTTTGCAGAGTGGGCAAATCGTGGTTTAAATTTATGGACCATAGAGTATGCAACGCAAACTCTAACAGCTGGTACAAATTATTATTCAATTGATCAAAAAGTAGTAGATATAGTAGATGCAGCAATAACAACTACTACTGGTGCTACATCTAATTTAGAAGGTGACAGCAACACAACAGATGTTTCTATGAATAGAATTTCTAGAACTGAATATTTAAATTTATCTAAGAAAGAAAATTCATCTAGTGGTGACGGAAGACCTGTACAATTTGCTTTAATTCCAGGACAAGTTACTGTTGGAGGATCTTCTTCAACTGGTCGTCCTGAAAATGATATGACATTATTCTTATATCCAAGTCCGGATAAAGCTTACATATTTAAATATTTTTATATTGGTAGAATACAAGATGCGGGGGATTATACTAATAATGCCGATGTACCTTTTTATTTTTTACCATGTTTGACTGCAGGCCTAGCTTACTATATAAGTTTAAAAAAAGCACCAATGTTAAGTGCAAACTTAAAAGCGGTGTATGATGAAGAATTTGAACGTGCTGCTGATAATGACCGCGAACGTGTGTCATTTAAGACAAAACCAGCACAAGCGTATATACCATAGGAGGGAATATGCCAGAATGTAAAATATGTGGACATGAGTGTCATTGTAGTAATGGTGGATCATGTTGCGGAGGACAATGTGGATGTGCAGATTGTCAATGTCAAAAGGAGGAAAAATGAGTAATCCAAATTGGAATAAAGATTCTAACGCCGGAAGAAGTTCTAAAGGTGGAGTAAAAGGAAATTGGAGTGATAGAGGAACTATCTCAATTCCTAATGCTAGCCCTAAGGAAAAAGAAAAAGCTATTTCTATTGCTAAAGGAACTATTACAGGTTCTGCAAAAGGAATGGGTGCAGCTGCTAAAGGTGGAAAGTATCATTGGGCTGGATCAAAAGATTCTAAATGGTAGGATAAATGGCTTACGCTAGAGGAAAATACGCTAAATTTATTTCTGACCGTAGTGGTATGGAATATCCATACACTGAAATGGTTATAGAATGGAATGGCTCACGTGTTCATAAAAGTGAATTTGAACCAAAAGCGCCACAGGAACAACCACAAAAGTATGTTCCAGATCCTGAACCTTTACAGTTTCCAAGACCTGATAGAACAGAAAATGCAGTTGCAACATTACTTCCTCGTAATCCTTTTAGGTTTACAGCTAGTAGTTCAACAATAACAGTATTTGAACCAGATCATGGAAGATCTAGTAGTGACACTGTAAGATTTAGAGATGTTACAGGAAATTTATTTGGAGCTTCTGTAACTGAACTAGAAGATTCAGACGGATATAGTATAACAAAAACAGATGATGATTTTTACACATTTACGGTGTCAACGGCACCAGGAACAACAGGAAATGGTGGTGGAGGCTATGCTTCTGCTGGACCAGCAACATTGAGTAACTAATGACAACATACGCAGAATTAACAACACAGATTTTAAATTATACTGAAACAAGTACAGATGTATTGTCATCTACCATTACAGATGATTTTATAGAGCATACTGAAAATAGAATATTAAGGGAAGTTGATTTAGATGTTTTTAAATCTCATCAAACAGCAACCTTTACTTCTAGTAATGCTTTTTTATCATTACCTGGTGGGTCCTCTCCTGATCCAACATCGCTTGTGACAATTAGAACAGTTCACATCTGGCCTGCTTCTGGCACAGCTAATAGAACATTTTTAGAAAAAAAAGATTTAAGTTATATGAATGAATACTGGCCAAATAGGACATCTACAGGAACGCCAAAGTACTGGTCTAACTGGGATCATAACACAATTTATGTTGCGCCAACGCCGGATTCAGCGTATAACGTAGAATTAGGAATTACTAGACTACCTACAAGACTATCTAGTAGTAATACAACCTCATGGTTGGGTAATAATGCTCCATCAGCATTATTATATGGATGTCTTGCAGAAGCCTTCAAATTCTTGAAGGGCCCAGCTGAAATGCTGCAATTATATGAACAATCATATCTACGTGCTATCCAGGAATTGACAATAGAACAAACTGGAAAGAAACGAAGAGATGAGTATATGCAAGGGGAATTAAGAATACCATTGCAACAACAAGAACAGAAATCCACAGGAGGATAGAACATGGCAATAACTCAAGCTGTTTGCACTAGTTTTAAACAAGAAATACTTGTCGAAGGACATGATTTTACAGCTACAACTGGTGACACTTTTAAAATTGCATTGTACACAAGTTCAGCTACTTTAAGTGCTTCTACTACCGCTTATTCAAGTTCAAATGAAGTTTCTAACTCAGGAACTTATACAGCAGGTGGTGGATCGTTAACAAGTGTAACACCAACTACTTCAGGAACTACAGCTATTTGTGATTTTTCTGATATATCATTTACATCAGCAACAATTACAGCAAGAGGTGCATTAATTTATAACAGTAGTAATTCTAATAAAGCAGTATGTGTGTTGGACTTTGGAGGCGATAAAACTTCAACAAGCGGAACTTTTACAATCCAGTTTCCTACAGCCGACGCAAGTGATGCTATATTAAGATTAGCATAGGAGAAATAAATGGCATTAGTCATTAATGATCGCGTAAAGGAAACAACTACTACTACAGGAACAGGAGCAGTTTCTCTTGCCGGTGCAGTCACTGGTTTTGAAACTTTTGCTTCTGGTATTGGTAATTCTAATACTACTTACTATGTCATTGCTCATCAAACAGCAAGTGAATGGGAAGTTGGATTAGGAACACTAGATGGTGATAGTTCTGATCTTACACGTACAACAGTCATATCTTCTTCAAACAGCGATAGTGCTGTTGATTTTGCTGCAGGAACGAAAGATGTTTTTTGTACAGTACCTGCTAGTAAATTACTCATAGAAGATGCTAACAACGATATAACTATAGGCCGTAACTTAACAGTTACTGGTGATTTAACAATTTCTGGTGATGACCTTACTATGGGCACAAACACTAGTGGTGCTGCTCTTATTGGGGATGGTACAAACTTTAATCCTGTTGCTATATCTGGTGATATAACAATAGGAACAACTGGAACAGCAGCAATCGGTTCTGGTGTTATTGTCAATGCTGACATTAACAGTTCTGCAGCAATAGCAATGTCCAAAACTGCTTTTACAGCAGGAACTGGTGTAAGTTTATCAACTAACACATTAAGTGTAGATGCGGCACAAACAGGCATTACATCAATATTAGCAACTGATGTTAAGATTGGTGAAGACGATCAAACTAAAATAGATTTTGAAACTGCTGACACAATTCATTTTTATGCCGGTAATGAAAATCAATTAATTTTAACAGATGGTGCATTAACACCGGCTAGTAATGCTATTGTAGATTTAGGAACAGATGCTTTAGAATTTAAAGATGCTTATTTTGATGGAACAGTAGAAACAGATGCTCTTAGTATTGGGGGCACAGCGATAACAACAACTGCAGCTGAAATTAATTTAATTGATGGTGGTACTGCAAGAGGCACTACGGCAGTTGCAAGTGGTGATGGTATACTTATCAATGATGGTGGTACAATGCGTATGACTAACGTTGATACCGTTTCAACTTATTTTGCTTCTCATTCAGTGGGTGGTAGTAATATTGTAACGACTGGAGCATTAGATTCTGGTTCAATTACTTCTGGATTTGGAACTATTGACACTGGTTCATCAACTATTACAACAACAGGATTAATTACTGGGGGATCACTAGATATTGATGATGTTTTAATTAACGGAACAACAATAGGTCACACAGACGATACTGATTTAATAACTGTAGCCGATGGATTAGTAACTGTTGCAGGAGAAATATCTGTAACCACTTTAGATATTGGTGGAACTAATGTAGCATCTACTGCGGCAGAATTAAACATCATGGATGGTGGCACTGCTGCTTCATCTATAACGTTAGCAGATGCCGATAGATTAGTAACAAATGATGATGGAACAATGAAGCAGGTAGCTTTAACAACATTAAAAACGTATTTAACAAGTGCAGGGTTCTCTTCAGAAGACCCAACTGCCCTTGCAATTGCGCTCGGATAATATTATAATAGGAGGATAAATGGCTAATACTTTTAAAGTTGTAACTAAAGCAGGAGTAACTAGTGCTGATGTTATCTATACCGTTGCAAGTTCTACTACTACAGTAGTTCTTGGAATGATGGTGGGTAATACAACAACTGGTCAAATTACTGCTACAGTTACGTTGACTTCAGATACCTCTAACAGAGCAGGAGCTAATAACGAATCCAACCAGACGGTTGAACTTGTTACCACGGCGCCGATTCCTGTTGGCGGATCGTTGGAGTTGCTTTCAGGTAACAAAGTTGTGATGGAAACAACAGACACGCT